CGTCAGCGTCAAACGTTTTTTCGGAGCCATCTGTGTATTTCTTATTAGCCAACAATTCCATGGTGGCCTGAACGCGATACATATTTTCTTTCAACTGGGATGCATTCAGGTTGGGGGATAGTGTAGCTGTTGCAGCGCCGAGCAATTTGTTCTCGAAGTCCGAAATGCTGCCCAACGCACCACCGGTCGGGGAAGCTTGCCGCATTGCTGCCAACTTATCAAACGTAGCGTTGGCCTTGATTGTGTCGATGTTATCGCGGACCACATTGCCCGCCATACCGCCCAACTGACCGACTGTCATGTTATACAGTTTGGAACCAACACCAACGGCACCGGGTATAATAGCATCATCCAGAGCTTTTTCAGTCGCAGCAACCGCAGTACCCACGCTGGAAAGTGCCGCCGATGCCTGCATTTTCGCCTCAACCTTCTTTTGTTGAGCTTCAACCAGCTTCTGCTCGGCTGGAGTTCCAGTGATTACGTCTACTTTCGGTTTGCCGTCCACCAACCTAACCATACCCTTTTCGTCACGTTGATAATCGAAACCAGTGTCGAGCGCCGGGAACTTAGTGCCCTTGTCGTCGACATTCGAATCAGTCGGACCGAGCGGAGCACCGATCTTTTCCCCAGTTTGCATGTTGACAACCTGCTTGCCCTGCGGGGTATCTGCAAGTTGCGTCGGGTCCGGCTTTTCGCTACCGATGGTAGCAATCAATTTCCCGGAGCGCGGCGCGACAAAGTGGACTTGTCCATTGGCGTCGGTCGCCTGTGCTAGATTTTCGGTGGAGTAGTGCTTGATTACATCCCCCAATTGACCGCTGGTTTCCAAAGTTTGAATTTGGGCGGGGGTCATGTTGTATTGTTTCATCAGCGCCGGGAGGGCTTGTCTGCGGATCATCATATCTCGCTGAGCTTGCTCCTGCTTCTGGAAGTTCATCATGTCGTTAGCCGAAAGGGACATGCCCCCGGAGCCTCCCCCGTGTCCAGCGCTCTGGATAAGCGCGGCGCGGTTAGTTGGACTGTTCGACAGACCGGCTGCAACCAGAGTCATACCCTTATCCAATTGCGCAGCGTTCTGATTCTTCTGCATCAATTCGATGTACATATTTCTCAAGTCAGCCGGGGATTCCAGCGCCTTGGGCTGTTGTGGCGGTGCCGCAGCCGGTGGAGGGGCAGCTTGCTGGGCTGGAGCAGCGGGCACCGCACCTTGCGCGTCCATTACTGCCGCGTCTGAGTTCATCCCGCCAGTAAGTCTGCGGATGACTTCTGAAATGTCCATAGCAGTTATCCCGTTAGAGTAAGGCCGCGCGGCTTACGTTTGCTCTGCAGTATCGTATTCATCAATTCCGCGGATAATTGACTGGGTTGATTAGCTTGAACTGACATCGGCGAAATAGTAGCAGCCGCTGCCAACGCAGCATCGTTTGATTTCGGCTTCAACCCTTTTGCAACTTCGCCAATCCCGGCCAACATTTTTTGGTAATCCTTGCCTTCATCAAAGGCTTTATCCACCTCGGACGCGGGAAGTCCTACTGTCCCGGCCCACCCCGGAGCAACCGGCGCGGAGTTTAGAGTAATTCCCCCCGGTCCGGTCGGAACGGGTACATTCGCTACAGGCGGAACATCCTGGGTGGGGAACCTAGCCGGGGGTCGCGGCGTTGCCAGCGGCATCGCGGGAACTGCCGCTGGCGGCGTCGGTAGCTGTTCTGGTGCAACCACAGGTGGAGTGCCGTGGGGATAAAGACGAACTGGCGGATCAGTTGGGTTGGTTGCTGGCCCTCCCGGTGACCGAATAACATCAGTTCGAACTTCCGGAGCAACCGGAGCAACCGGGGCAGGAGGAACGACCACCGGAGCAGCGGCTGGAATAGGGACCGGAGCATTATTTAATGTAATGCCACGTGCCGCAGCAGCCGCCGCCCGCATCTTTTCGATCTGCTCCATGTTTAATTGGCCGGAGTATCCACCAAACCTGCTAACGTCGCTCACTTGAGCACCTCCATCAGGTTGTTTAGGTCGACAACCTTATACTTACCCACCTTTTTAACGGCGGACGGATACTTTTTCTCGATATCTTGAGCCATCGGGCCTACGACCTTCGGATAGCTCTTAGGGTCTTCCTTGTACCGATAAGAGTATATCGGGATATCGCCGTCCGTCAACTTAGTGATGTCTGTTTTACTGTTGCGGTCTGACTTGTACGCGGAAAGGCCAATATTACCCAGCCCGAGCAGCGTCGTAGCCCAATCCATCGGCGTTTCAGTCTGGGTGTTCTTGGTCCCCGTTTCAGTCTTGCCGTAGGGCGACATGCCCAGCGAAGCGAGGAGCAGGTTGAGTTGCTCAACGGGGTAGTTCCGCGCCTCATCGAACTTGCCCATGTTCGCATCTATGACCTTCTGTCTCGAGCCGGTTTCTGCCTGACCCGCCGAAAGTAGGGAACCGGCGTCGGACAACCGCGCCCCCTGCTTCGCACCAGCAATATTCCCCAACCCAGCGGCGCTGGCTTGCATCCCGCTACGATCCGCTAGCGCATTTCGGCTGGCGACGTCGAAGCCTTGGGCGCGTAACTGAGCCGAAAGATCACCAATTCCTCGGGCACCCTCTGCTCGCGTAACACCACTTTCGACTGCTGCTCTCGACCCACCGAAAGCACCCGCCTTGGATGCTTTGTCGGTGACGCCGAGTAATTGTTGGTCGATCGCCGTGTTCGCGTTACCAATCGCCCGCTTCTCCACCTCGTCGGTGTAAGGGTTCAGGTATGGGTTAATGTCCATCGGACCGGAGGTGCGCTTATAGATGTTGGCGGCGTCATCGAACATCCCCGTTTCGGCCCCGGCTCCTGACCGGAGCATTCCGTAGCCTTGGTTGGTCATATCCGAAGGCGCAGCGACCCGCTCCCCTTGGTACTGCTCCAACGGTCTGTTCGCCACCTGTTGAGCGCGTTGGTAGTTAGACTGCGATGCTTCGTTGACCCACGCCGGAAGCTCAATTTTCTTGCTTTCCTGCGCCGTTGTGGTCTGAGTGGAGCCGCCCATGTTATAAATCCTTCGAATAAAGAGTACCGACCTTCTTCCAACCGGGGGTTCGGAACTCCCACCACCCGTCGCGACCAACCGCCGTTATGCGGTTAGCGCCGACACCTTTTGCCCATTCCTCGATCTTTGCTTCTAGCTTCAACGCGTCTGCCATGTCGCCGACTACGAACAGAATGTTTGCGGTCCTGCGCCTCGGCCAATCGTGCACCTGCGTAATAGCCCAAGTGTCACCTTCGACGTGGCCTTGCATCGTACCCAACCGCAACGCTTTCTTAATGTCGTCGAGGTCGAACAGATCACCGGACTGTCGCAATGCTCGCGACAACCGCGCCAACATTTTATCTGCTATGCTCATCGCGGTAACACCCTAGATCGCAGCGTAACATCGGCAGCACTTACTACCAACGCCCCGGCATCGGTAACTGTTACTTCAAATACTTTCTTGCTTGGCGAAATTAGCAGCACCGAATGGTTGCCGGTAGTAGAACTGAGGACATCCTTGTCGGAGCGGTCGAAGTCCCGCAGCATTTCGACTAGGAATTTGGTGACCTCAGGGTCCTTGAAGTTGGGGACCTTCATTTCTTACCTCGTGGCTTCAAGTCGAAGATGATGGGACCGATTGTGCTCCAATCATTGTTCTTTACCATGTCGATCCGTAGCCGAATGTCGCGGGCAGTTTCCCGGATATCCACCCAACCGTGCCCATTGACACCGTGCTGCGCCGAATAGGTCTGGGTTGAATAGTCGGTGCGGTCGGTATTCTTAGCTACTCGGAATGCCAGCGCCGTCTTGTCGCCCATAATGTCTGGCAGGATTTTATTAACAGTAAGCCACCTTTCGCCACCAGCGACATTGAGCGTCTGGGATTCAAGATACGGCATAAACCGTGCCTCAGGGTAGCTAAATCCCACTTCATGCTTCCACACCTTGGTGCCGTCCGACATAATAGGATTACGATCATTGCCGTAGGTAATGCCGCAGGTTCGGCTTAGATATCCCGGCATCCACAGCTTGGAACGATAGTCTAATGCCACGTAACGGCTGGTGGTAATTCCCAAGCTAACATCCACCCAAAAGAACCATATTTCGCCACGGCTCGCGATGTTGATCACGTGGGCTTCGCGGATAGTTCTGCCGAAGTCCATCCTAGCCGAAATGGAATCCCACAACGGGCACGGAATGATGTCAACCGCGTTACCATTCCACAGCCAGAACCCTTCGACCGAAATCCAGATCACCCCATCCGGAATCGATGTTACCGAAGCCGCACTGATCGGGATCGGAACTCGCCCAACCGGTCTAATCCGGTAAATGTACGGCAGCCCGATATAATCCAACACGTGCGACATCGCGGGCGTGAATGCTATGACGCCGCCGCTCGACAATCTTGCCGCAACAATTGGCGATAATGGATCAACCGTGTACATTCCGGCAGTATTAACGATACTGGCGAAATTCCAGTCAGAGATATCTTCTTGACTGCACCATCCGATGTCACCGAAATTGCCGCCCATCCCGAACAACATAACATGACGCTCGGGGGTAATCAGAAACTGACGGTTTGCCACCGGAGCGCCGGTTACGGCGGTAAGCTTAGTGGCCGGGGTTGCTGGTGACCACTTGTACAGCTTGCCCTCGTAACTCCACATCACCAACAAGTCTTGGCCCCAATTATCCGCCGACCAAACGAGGGAGAATTTCTGGAGGGTAGACACCGCACCGGGAACATCGACGCCGTAGTTATTTTTACCGTAGTCCAACTCACCGTAACCAGCGGTGTCGCCGGATGGTGCGGGGATTCCAGCAACGGGCGTAATATCTGTTAGCGACCCACCCGATTCTACGTAGCAATGTTGCTCGCACACGTAAGCGGTCCAGACGATGCCATTCAACGCCACCCAACGGTGCATCGCTCGAATACGTGAAGCGAAACTACCAGTAAGGATGACTTGTTCCCAACCACCGACCGGCTTTAACGTAACGCCGTCGTCCCAACGTATAAGGTTGGAATCGCGCCAGTTGCTAATCTTGGCGGCGCGGGATAATAGGGTCGTTACCCCGGCTGGGAATTCAATCGGTACCATTCGCTATCCCAGTTTGATCTGAGCATTGAGACAGATGGTGGGCTGCGCAATCGGGTGCCAACCGCCACTAACACCAGCACCAGTATCTGTATTACCACTCCAACTGAACGAGTGTGCGTGGTTGATATCGGTATTACCAATACCAATGTCTACAGTACCGAGCGGTATGAAACTATCGTTAACTGCTGTTTGCGGTCGACCAAACACAGTTGTGCCAACTTTGGTGCCCCCAGTTACAGGATGGCTGTGTGGGTTGGCGCGATCCATAAAGCCGGTGCCACCAGACCCCGAATAACCGTGAGTATGGGGTGGTGTTTGTGCCGCAGTAAGATAGTGGTAATCCAAACCACCGACAGCGCCCAACACAGTGCCGTTGAATGCAGTGACTAATCTACCCCCAGTTCTATCCACACCCGCTACAACGCGACCGCGAAGGTCAGGTAGGATGATAGTAGCGGCATCGCCGCCGTACATCCCAACTGGTAACTTAGCGGATAATCCCGGATTCGCCGCGCGCGACACTCCTTGTCCATCGCACAACGCCCAACCAGCGTCCGCAGCGGTACCCGCCGTCCAAGCCACAGTCCCAGGTGGAACACCTAAATATGTAAAAGAACCGTCCGGCTTTTGGAGAACGGGATTGCCAGTGGAATCAATAAAAATATTTGCTGTATTGGCTGGGGGCGTTGCCGGAGCTGTTCGGTAAGTCATTCCGAGTGTTAGGTTGGTAGTGCCGGTCTGCCGATTAACCGAAATGGGGGAATCAATGGCGATGCTGTCGTTGCCGTAGCGGGTAAGTAGCCAGTTGCCCGCACCGCTCGCCGGATTGTCGTCGCCGGGGGTAATCGACCATTGGATCGAATTGCGGACCGCCTTAGTTTCAAGGATGTCCCAATTACCGTTGGTCTTGGTACCCCAAGTGTTATTGGATGCGCCGATTTCCGGCTTAGTAAACCCAAACTTGGTGGTTACAGTATCAGCCATAATTTACCGCCTTGTTTCGCAGCGCGAAATTTGTACCATGTTCCGTGCCATCGCCTTGCATTCGGCTACCGCGTTGATTGCATCCACTTCAGCTCGTTTGTAAACATCGGGGTCTTCCATGTCCAACCCAATTCGCTGCCGCGTACAACCACTAACCGAAAGGAGCAGAAGACACAGCGCGATGATTTTCATTGCGGCCCCATCTTGTCCACGAAATCACTCATCGAAAGTGGGGGCTGGCCTTCGAGGGCACGGATGCGATTCTCGTGGTCGAATGTGATTTGCTGATCTACAGTTGGCTGCGGCGGGGGTTGCTCGGGTTCCACGTAGGGGTCAGGCACGCCGCCAGCCTCTTTCCACTGGATGTAGCCGGGACTGAACTGGTCTCCGTTATAGTCCCGGTTCGCCATGTCGGGCGGGATGCACGCGCCGTCGCTATAGCGAATGACGGCGCAGGGTTCGGTGGTTGCGGTGAGTTGATAGTCGGTCATGTCAGAGCCTCGCGTCGCCGGTAACGGTCGCAGTTGCCACCGTGCTGTGATAGATACTTTGGAAAAAACCCTTCGTAGTAGACGTTGAAAACACCGCAGCAGCGCCACCTGTCCCGGCATTAATAGTCGTAGATAACGTCGGTGTGGCACGCTTAGGAGTGGCCCAATACGCACTCGGCTGTGAACCAGTATTTACGAAGACAAGATCAGTTCTTTCCCAGTATCTCTGACACGTCACCAGCTCCTGATCGTATGGCCGCATGATCAGCGGCGGCGCGACGGCGCCCTCGGTCAGCGACACATCGAACAGTTCAAAGGTGTTTCCGCCAGCCATCAGATTGAATTGGTTAGACGTACCCATAGCGTCTTGAACAGTGCCCCAAGATCCTGCGGCCTGTTGATATGTGGAGCCTACCATCAGGGTCCACATGATCATCATACCGGTTGTATTACCCGTGGCCCATGTCCCCGATGTATCTCCCGGAACGGTTATCGATCTCACAACATCGGTGTTCGCTTCACCTGCCGCAATAACATACTCCGCGGCATAAGTTCGGTTAGCCGCTGCGTTGCTTAGTGCTACGCAATAAGTGCCTGCCGGAGCCTTGACGCCGAATTGCAGCGTGACAGTCTTGGCGCTAGCAGTTCCAAACCGTAAATCGGCAACTCGCGAACCTTCTATTTTATGCAGGATGCGTGAGTAGTCAGTCGCAGCCACCGAAGTATCAGCCACGGTACAAATTTCACGTATGCGGTTGGGCGAGCCTCCCGGTGTCAGGCTGACGATCTGCTGTGCAGATTGCCCCGCTGTATTGTTATTGGCTACTTGGAATTGATCTACAGGATAGCCGACGAGGTTAATCGCTGTAATCAATGTACTCCCGTTTTCCTGACTAACCATCATCGCGCCGTTGATGATGTAGTTCTTCTTAGTGACGTCGATGTTGGCACGAGCCTGTGAGCGTTGCGTCGCCGTGAGTGTCTGCGCAGCGTCGTAGCGCACCGCCTGTGCGGCAATCGCAGCTACAGAGGCGGCGTCGCCAGCGGTAACAGTCGCCGCGTCAACCGCCCCGATATTGCTGCGCCCCTGCGTCTGCTGCGGTGCCGTCAAGCCCTGCGCGGTGTCGTAACGCACCGCGCCGCTATTCGCCGCGCCCTGCACTTCCCACGCGCCCTTGGCGGCGTTCCAGACATAGCCGGAATAGACTTGGCCGTCAGTTGGGGTGTCGGGGAAATTATAACCCATTAGAGCCTCGCGTCGAGTTTCATGGAATGATCAGTTAGAAATATTATTTTTTCTACGGTTAATCCTGTAAACCCCGGCAAGTTTAAGGTACCGCCCATTGGGTCTATTGCCCCAATGCTTGGTGTCGCGGTGCTATTAAAATTAGAGCCGGTAAATGGTTGGTACACGGTGATTGTAGAACCGGCAGGGGAGACCAACGTAGGATTTGCTCGTTTAGTTACTTTGTTTGTGTAATGCACGATTGTACCCGTGGTAGCGTTGGTTAAACCAAATAATCCGCCTTTTCCAATCGGCTCAAAATATCTCTGACACGTCACCAGTTCCTGATCGAACGGCCGCATGATCAGCGGCGAGCGTTCGGCTGACGGGGCTTCGATGCCGGGAAGGACGACGAGGCCAGCCCACCGACAAGTATCGTTGGCCGCTGCAACGTTGTTAACCTGTCCTGCTACAGAGAGATAGCTGCCTGTCAACCAAGTATTCGCAGTCGGAGCTACCTGACCCACACCAGCCGCCATAGCGAAAACAACCTGTAATCCTACGGTATTGTTGATGTTCCAAACCCCGTCCGTGCAGCCGGGGATCGTGATAACCTTATATTCAGAGGTCGAAGCGACATTTTGTGTGTAACTAAACGCATACGAACGAGTAATCGGGCTGTTACGAATAACACCTCCATACGTCCCAGCACGGACATGACAAGTCCAGAAGCCGATAGTGATTGGTCGCGCATTCGCTGTACCCCAACACAGTCGCGCTATCCGATGCCCTTCTATGGATTGCAACACAACCGCATAGGATGTTGATGCCAGAACAGGCTCTGCTGTAGCGGCATAGACGTTCAAGAAATTAGGCAGTCCCGAAAAGAGTGTCGGAGCGGCGCTGTATCGTAAGGACGAAACAGCCATTGTGCCGTTCCACGCAGTAAGCCAACCGTCGCAAGCATATGCACCGTTAGTACCTGTACCCGTTGATCCTAATTCCTGACTGACTTCGAACCCGCCGTTGATCTGCATCCCCGAATACGCCAGCGCGTCCATCGGCGCGGCGTAGATGTTCGTTCTCGCCTGTGTCCTTTCGGCTTCCGTAAGGGTCTGCGCGGTGTACTTCAGTGTGTTAGCGTCACCCGCCGTGATCGCCGCAGCATTCGCTGCATCACCGGCATCGACATAACTCTTCGTAACCGAAACATCCCCGCCCGCTATCGCCACCCACTGCGTCGAGCTTCCGTCGTAATAGCGCACATACAGAATGCCGGTGTCGCTCTCCCACCACAGCGAACCAACTGGCGCAGTCGGCGCAGTGTCGCTGATGTAGATCGCGCCGCCGCCAGTTCCGCTGACCCACTTCTCGCCGTCCCAAGTGTACTGCGGCACGCCCGACACAGCCGGGTTCGGGTGCAGCGTTCCAATGGCCGGGGCAGTGGGGAAGTTAATGCCCATTCCTAGAGCCTCGCATCTGCGGTCCAATTTACTGTGTAGGAAACAGCGCCCGCTGCGACTGCCGCCAGCACAACCCTACACCCATCGATAGTGGGACTATCCAGCACCAATCCTGTACAGTTGGAAAATATAGGGATTGTCGCGTTTACTGCTGGAGCACTTCTTTTGGTAACGCTAAAGGGTTGCCACACTCCGCCATATGCGCCTGCCGTGTTATTGTAGACCGAAACTTGGCTGCCCTTTTCCCAGTATCTCTGGCACGTCACCAGTTCCTGATCATAGGGTCGCATGATCAACGAGCTGCGCGCGGCTGATGGCGCTTCAATGCCGGGGAGAACAACAACGCCAGCTATGCGGAAGACGTCGGATGTGGCGGCGACGGCATTCACTTGGCCGGGGGCGGCGACGTAGTTGGCGTTATGCCAAACGCCTGTCGACGGTGCGATGAAGGTTGTGCCGGACGCCAGCGCAAATAAAACCGACAGACCAACCAGATTATCTGTTTTCCACACTCCATCAGGGCACCCCGGAAACGTCACCGTTTTAAACTCGACGGCGTTGGATACATTTTGTGTGTAAGTAGCAAGACAGGTTCGCGTGCCGTCAAAATTGCCCACCCTGACCGAGTATGTTCCGGCTCTTAGGTGCTGGGTCCAGAATGCGATTGTCAGGGGTTGCGGATTTGCATAGCCCCATCCCAGTCGCGCAACACGATGACCTTCTATATCCTGAGTAAATATCACAAAATCACCGCTGCCCATTGTCACCTGTGCCGTCGGGACTGTGATCAGTACATGATGCGGGAGGCCGCCGATGAGCGGGGATGCCACCTGTTGAGCAGTAATGACACTGGTCCCGACGACTGAATATTTCCAGACGTCACAAATCTTGCCTCCAACTCCCACTGTGCTTTCCTGTGCGACTGCAAATGACCCATTCACTTGCATCCCGTTGTACGCCAGCGCGTCGAACGGTGCGGCCCACAGCTTGACGAACTCGGTCGTTGCAACCTTGGTTGATTTATCTGTCTGCGCGACTGTCGGGGTATTGATTGCGCCAGCGACACCAACGCCGCCTGCGACTGTGAGAGCACCTGTAGTGGGCGAAGCCGAAGCGGTAGTATCGTTCTGTTCTATTTTGCCAGCGTTGGCGTCAATCAATATCGCTTTTTTGTTAACAACGGTTCCGCCCCCCAAAGTGGGCGCTGAAACATTGATCGCAATCCAATTACCTAACGTCCCCCCATAACAAACTGGCCCACCGATAAAAGCGCCAAACAGATAATTGGCACTCGCCAATATATTCGACGCTACTTGCAACCCAATATTGTAGGTTGTCGTGTTGTTAGCGTTATTGAGCGTGACAGTGTAAGCCGTTCCGACGAGACTGTTCGGGCTGGTGGTGCCATTATCGCTGACAGCAAATTGTGCCCCATAAGTGTTGCCTGTTGTTCCGCTAGTGGTTACGCGGGAAACGCCAGAACTAATGCCGTTGACTACACCCGACCCCGCCGCTGTATTAAAAGAAACGGCAAGTGATCCCGTCATGGTATCGCCAGCCTTGGCGACCCTCAACGCATCCTGTGCGTCGACATAGGCCGGTGTCGCCGCGCCAATCGACGCCGCGCTGACTTGCGGGACGACAATCACCCACTGGGAACTAGTGCCGTCATTATAATAGATATAAAGCTGGCCGGTGTCGCTTTCCCACCACAGGCTTCCATCGGTTGGGGAAACTGGCGGGGTATCCGAAGCGGTGACCGAAGCGCCACCCCCACCCCCTCCGCCGCCAGTTGGGTGAACGTGGTCTTCTCGGGCATACTTAAGCGAAATGCCAACCGCGCCGACGCCTTCGATAATGGGAGTAAGTGTCGCGGGCTGCGGGAGTGATGCTGCTAATTCCGCGTCGGTGATGTAAGCGTCGAGGGTTACTTCCAGCTCAGTCTCGGTGACGTAATCCGCGCCACCCGTTCCAACTGCC